CCTAATGACTTAAGCGAAGCGAGAAGACAAAGAGAGAAGTTCCAATACTACGATAAGAAGTTTCTAACCCACTCAGGAGGTATCTGGTACTACAATGGCAAGAGGCTAAACATCTATGCAGCTATAGACTTTGCCTACTCTACCAAGACGAAGGCGGACTTTACTGCCCTATCCGTAGTAGGGATTGACCAATTTCAGAACTACTACGTCCTAGATATAGACCGATTCAAGACTGCCTCCATCTCTGAGTACTATAAGCACATCCTTGATATGCACAGGAAATGGAACTTTAGGCGGCTCCGCGCCGAGGTCAACGTAGCGCAGGAGGTCATTGTAAGGGAACTAAAGGATCAATATCTAAAACCTAATGGCATCATCCTACCTATCGAAGAGCATAGGCCTACTCGCACCCAAGGAAGCAAAGAGGATAGGATCGCTGCTATCCTTGAGCCTAAGTACTCCAACCTTACAGTCTACCACTACAAAGGCGGGAACTGTGAACTCTTAGAAGAGGAATTGACTTTACAGAATCCTTCTCATGACGATATTAAGGACTCACTTGCGTCAGCCATAGAGATCAGTATAGACCATCCCCTTAGAAAGCAAGAAGGTATCAGAGACTCTACTGTTCTCACTGGGGGGTTGACTACCAGCTTAACTGGCTTCCACTGTGACATTGCTGTACTCGATGACGTAGTGGTTCAGGAGAATGCCTACAGCGCTGACGGAAGAAAGAGGGTAGAGGAGCAATACTCTCTTCTCGCTTCCATTGAAGGGGCTGATTCAGAGGAGTGGGTTGTTGGAACTCGCTATCATCCGAAGGATCTCTATGCCTCTATGCTTGCTATGGCAGAGGATATCTTTGATGATGAGGGGGCTGTTGTCGATAAGAAGCCAGTCTACGAACTCTTTGAAAGGCAAGTCGAGGATAGAGGGGACGGTACAGGTGAGTTCGTATGGCCTAGGACTCGCCGCTACGATGGAAAGTGGTTCGGCTTTGATAGGGCAATCCTTTCTCAGAAGAGGGCAAAGTATCTTGATAAGACCCAGTTCCGAGCCCAGTATTACAACGACCCTAATGACGCTGAGTCCGCGCCTCTATCCCGAGACCTCTTTCAATACTACAACAAAGGCCTTCTGCAAAGGCAAAATGGGTCTGTCTACTATAATCAAAGGAAGCTTAACGTCTTCGCTGCGGTTGACTTTGCCTACTCCCTAACGAAGAAGTCTGACTTTACTGCGATCACCGTGGTCGGCATGGACTCATTCAACAATTACTACATCCTTGACATTGAACGGTTCAAGACTGACAAGATCAAAGAATACTTTGACAAGATTCTAGAGCTGCACCAGAAATGGTACTTCCGAAAGATCAGAGCCGAAGTAACCGCTGCTCAGTCAATCATCGTCAAAGAACTCAAGGACAACTACATTCGTCAGTGGGGGCTAGCCCTTTCAATTGATGAACACAGACCCTCTCGTCATATGGGGACCAAGGAAGAGCGTATGTTCGCTACCTTGAACCCTCGCTACGAGAACCAACAGGTCTGGCACTACAAAGGTGGTAACTGTGAAATCCTCGAAGAGGAACTGGTCCTCCAGAACCCAGCCCACGATGACGTAAAAGATAGCCTGACCTCAGCCCTTGAGATTTGTGTACCTCCTACAGGTGGAATGCACATCACCAAGACAAAGGCATGGGAAGGTAAAACACACTCACGGTTCGGTGGCCTAGGTTAACCGACCAAACCATGGAGGTCTGGGCTAATGGCCGGATTTAAGTCTGCATTTGCAGCAGCCCGTAAGGCGGGTAAGAAAGCATTCGAATGGAATGGCAAGTCCTACAACACCAAGCTTGCCGAAGATAAGCCAGCCCCGAAGCCCACAGCACGGCCCATGAAAGAAGCCTCTGCTTCTGGTGCTAAGGCAGACAGCTCGGGTACAGGTTCTTCTGCGTCGGGCAAGGGTAAAGTCCCCTCGAAGATGAAGCAAGCTGTCCGTATCTCAACTGACAAACCAAAGTCATTCGCTGAACGAAATAAAGAAGCTGCTGCTAACAAGAGCCCCAGTAAGGCCAAGACCCGCGCAGGTAAAAGCTACTAAGGATTACAATGGCAAAAGTTCTCACGTTAGACGACCTAATTGATAAAGACCGCCTCGGCTCCGCTATCGCAAATATGTGGACGGACTGGAATAACGGACGACAGCTAAAGGTCGGCGAGTGGAAAGAACTTCGTCGTTACCTGTACGCTACAGACACTTCACACACTACAAACTCCAAGCTGCCTTGGTCTAACTCTACCACCCTCCCTAAGCTCACCCAGATTCGTGATAACCTCTACGCCAACTACATTGCAACGATGTTCCCCAAGCGTAAGTGGTTGAACTGGGAAGGCCTCTCCAAGAGGGATGAGAACAAGAAGAAGACTGCTGCCCTGGTCACTATGCACCTCCAAGTAAACATGACGTACACGCTTACTCATTCGATTGTAAGTGGTACGCTTCGATCAATGGACAACTCAAGTGTATCCCTGTGCAAGTAAGCAATCGAGAAGAGGCGTTGGAGCAAGCGCACATTATGAATAAGGAGACGCATACCAATGGCTAACGATAAAAACGCCCAAAAGTTCCTCTCTACGTTCCCACCCGAAATCCAGGCAATGATTAGGGACTTCTCTCGTTTACGCATAGAGCACCAAGCTCTTATCCAGAAGCACAACGCCACTTTCGCTCAGTATAAATCTCTCCACGCTGCTATGATTGTGCTCTTGAAACGTGCTCCTGAGCGCACCATCACCATGCAACGCGAGGACTTCGAGGGTATCTTATTTGATGAGTACAACATATCCCTGTACGAGAATCCCTTAACGAAGGATCTAGTGTTCAAGTTGATTCACAAGAGCGAGACGCCGGGCGTGGAGTTTGAGATGCCTGCAAGTGAGGGTGACGCGATACACTAACACATTAAGGACTCTATAATGGCTCGTAAACCTCGTTACTCTAAGCGCCCAGCAACTCACGCCTGCGATAATTGTGGTGAGATTAAACCTTTTGACGAGCAACATTTTCCATACGGTAATCATAACATGTGGGGACTTCGCTTTAAGTGCCGTGTATGTGTAGGAATCGCATACAGAGGACCGGCAGCAGCTAAAGAGGAGTCCCCACATAGATATTGCAGGAAATGTGGTGCTCGATTGTCTATATATAACGATACGAAAGAGTGTTGGAGCCATTCTGTAGAAGATAAGGAACAGAACGCGGAATGGACTCCTGTGTATCAATACGTTCCTAAGTATGTTGCGTTGATTTAAGCTTTCTGTATCTAATAATATCTACTTTATATATACATACACTAACACACCACTCACAACATAATTCCTATGGAGGGCACTGCGCGTGCATCTACCATTGAATAATATAGGATTGCCTGTTCCACCCTCTATTCCTATCTTATCGCCTCCACCTCCACTTACTCCTAACATGGCGGCTACATACTATGCTAACGTCTCTAACCTATGCACACCTATACCTCCACCCCCTCCCTCTTATACGCATAGCATAGTAGAGCGCACTACAAATATCATAGAACTATTCTTGCACCTTTATTGCTACGTGGAAGCTCAAACCCAAACACCTAAGAGCTATCTCTACTGGAGCGCTTTAACGATGATCGCTGCTGCTGCCCAAGACCGCTTCTACATAGAGAAGTTCAAGTACAAACGCATCAAGCCCAACATATATACCCTCCTCGTAGGACCATCCGGCTTAGGAAAGGACTTCAGTATTGATATCCTAAAGCGCTACGTGGAACCTCATAACGACATAGTGCGCTTGTACGATGGCAAGCTCACCCACGCATACTTTTGGGATTTTCTCGCGGACAAGAAGAAGGGCTCCACCAAGAAGAACATCGAGAAGGCCGCTACAGCACTCCTCATAACGCCCGAACTCAAGCATTCTCTCGGCTCCAAGGGGCAGCTCGCGGACGCATTCATAGCTCAAATGACGGCGCTATATGATAAGGAAGGAATAGCGAATGACGGTTCGCGCATGTGGGGAGGCACGGTCTTACGCGATCCCTGTATCACTTGGATCGGTGGAACAACTCAAGAGTGGCTATTCGAGACAATCTCCCAGCAAGAGATCGCCGGCGGATATGCTGCTCGCGTGAATTGGATCGTGGAGGATTATGCCGTCGAGCGCATCCGCCCGGAGCCCGTGTACCCGCCCGATTTCGAGGAAGTGCATCAGTATTTACTCGCTCGCATAACCGCTTTAGTCTACTCTCCAGGGTGTGAGATGCGCTTTGTTTTGTGTCACGCCTTCGGACACGCTCGTTATTGACACCGGTTACTCTGCTGA